AGCAAATTCAACTGCCAGTAAAACATATAAATATGTTGTTATTGGTTAACTTTCAATCTATAATGGATTCCGTGGATGACCCATCTTGGAATCCGAAACTCTAGGAGTAAAAGATGGCTACGACTACTACATCACAAGTTGACCCAACAATTCAACCATTTTTACAGTATGGTTTGACTGAAGCGCAGAAGCTATATCAAGGTGGCGGCCCTCAGTATTATGGAGGACAAACTTATGTTGGCCCATCAAGTGCAACTCAAACAGGCTTACAGGCTTTAGAGGCTCGTGCTTTTCAGGGTAATCCCTTGCTTCAGTCTGCACAAGGTCAACTGCAAAATACTATTTCTGGTGGGTTTTTGCAAGGTAATCCATTTTTCCAAGGTGCTTTTCAACCTGCGGCACAAGCGGCTCAGTCTCGTTTTGAGCAAACATTGGGTGATGTAGGTTCTGCGGCATCTCGTGCGGGTCGCTATGGTGGTGGTGCTATGCAGACATTGCAAGATCGTGCAAGTGGTCAATTTGCTAAGAGTTTGGCTGATACAGCGGGAACTTTGGCTTACCAAAACTACGCTGATGAGAGAGCAAGACAGCAAGCCGCTACGATGGCTGCTCCTGCGATGGCTTCTGCTGACTACCAAGATATTCAGAATATGTTGGCGGCAGGTCAGGCTCGTGAGGGTTATACAGGCGCACAGCAACAGGCTGACATGGCTCGATTTAACTTCTTGCAAAACCAACCACAACAGAACTTGCAGAACTATCTGTCATTGGTTTACGGCAACCCATTAGGTCGTGTTGCTTCAACTACTACAAGTGGTGCGGCAGATACATCAGGACTGCAAAACTTGCTAGGTGTTGCTTCTGTCGCTGGTGGCTTGTATAAGAATCTTGGCGGTACTTGGTTGAACAATTTATGGGGAGGTTCAGCAAATGAATCTGCCGTAATTGACCCATACTTTACGCCAATTGGAGGCTAAATCATGGCTGGATTATTAGACATTTTTGGTACTAGCGGAGCAGATACATTAGGTCTTCTCGGTATGTCACCTGCTGATATTCAGCGTAATCGTGACGATGCCCAAGCACAAGCCTTGTATGCCCTAGCAGGTCGTTTGTTCCAAGGTGGTAATACTGGTGCATCTATTGCTCAAGGTTTGCAACAAGGTCAGCAAGCCTACAAAGGTGCAATGCAAGGTACTTTGCAAGATGTACTGCAAAACGCACAATTGCAAGAAGTATTGAAAAAGCGCAAAGAAGAAGAGTTTGCAAAGCAACAACAACTTCAAGCACAGCAAGTTTTGGCTAGGGCATACAGACCTGAGACATTTGCTGAGACACCATTGACAGATATTACTGGTCAACAAATAGCTGGCCCTAATCAACCACAGGCAGCAGGCGGTGGATTAAAGTCAGTTACTCGTGAATTGATGGGTCTTGGCCCTGCTGGTATGACTGCATTGCAAACTGCATCAGGTGTAGAAAAGGCATTGCGCCCTGAAGGTTATACGCTTGGTGAAGGCCAGATTCGTTATGAAATTGGTGTTGATGGTAAACCAGTTTCTGTTGCTACTGGCGCACCTAAGAAAGAAGACATTGCTGGTGATGTAAAAGAAGCAAGGCAAGTTCTTGGAATTATGACTCCAGTTAATGAAATGACTGTTACTGAGAGAGCATTGGTTAAGGCTTATATTGATCGCAAAGATGCAGGGAAAGCACCTAAAGTTTCTATAGATTTAAATGATAAAACGGCAGTCGCTAAACAACAACTTGCTACTATAAATCAATGGCAAGGAACTTTAAAAGAAACTGGTGATACTACTGTTGCTGGTCGTGCTTCAGCATTTTACGATGCTTATGGAAAAGCAAAGCAAGGAAATACAAGTGCTGATGGTGCATTGATCTATAACATTGCAAAAGTGTATGACCAAACTGGTGCTGTTCAGCAAGGTGACGTAAACACAATTATTGGCAATCGTTCTATCCCAACAAACATTCAATTGTTTGCAGAAAAACTTGCTAAAGGTGGAACATTTACACCTAAAGAACGAGATAACCTAAAACTAATTGTTGATGGCATTGTTGAAGAACGTCAGAAAGCACTAGAGCCAACAATTAAAGTTTATCGTGGACTTAATAAAACTCTTGGTGGAAAGCCAGAGGAAATTATTAATCCTTACGATACTGTAAGACAGTCTGGCGGTTCAGGAGACTTGGCTGCACAAGCAAGAGCTGAACTTGAGCGCAGAAAGAAACAATAATGGACTTGACTAAACTGTCAGATGAAGACTTGATGGCTTTGCAGTCAGGTGACTTGTCAAAAGTCTCTGAAGCAGGTTTAGTTGTACTTAGTGGTAGTGAAGTACCAAAGCCTACTAAGAATATGACAAGGGAAGAAGCCTTTAAAGACTTGCTAACCCCTCCTCGTGCAGAGCAAATGCAAATTGGTAGCGCAAGTGATTTTGGTCGCCAATTGGGTTTGACAGGCAGAGCCGCAATAACTGGTGCTTTGTCAATTCCTACTATGGGTGCTGATGCGCTTACAGGATTAATTAACATTTTGGCAGGTCGCCAAGTCATGCAGCCATCGAGTCAAGGTTTGCAGAGTTTAATGACTCAACTTGGTGTTCCTACTCCACAAAATGCACAAGAGCGTGTAGTTCAAGATGTAACAAGCGCAGGTTTTGGTGTTGCAGGGCCAGCAGCTATTGCTAAAAGTTTTTCTCCTACTGCTCAAGAATTTTTTACTAAGAGTTTAGAGACTCAGGGTGCTGCGGCTACTGCTGGAGCATTGGCATCAGGTGCGGCTCGTGAAAGCGATGTTGGCCCTATTGGTCAAACCTTAGGTGCATTGGCTGGCTCTTTAACAGGTGGCGGTGCAGTAGGCTCTGCCCCTATCCTTGCTAGAACTTCTAGAGAAATTGTGCGCCCATTCACAGAGGCTGGTCGCCAAGTAATTACTGGTAATGTATTGCGTAACTTAGCGGCTGATGCTGAACAAGCAATTAAATCTGCTGAAACTTATGTTCCTAAAGTTGGTGGATACACACCGACTACTGCACAAGCTACTCGTGATATTGGATTGATTAATTCTGAGTCTGGAATTAAAGGACTTGATGTAACTGGTGGTAGATTTGCTACACAAGCATTAGAAGCTAATCAAGCGCAGATGGCTATTCTTAACCGCATGGCTAAAGATGATGATGTACTTAAAGCGGCTATTAAAAAGCGTGAAGAAGTTACTGCTCCACTAAGAGATGAGGCATTTGCTAACTCTACTGTTGACCCAGATACATTTCAATCAGCTATTGCTTTAACAGTTAATAAGACTATTGATGACATTCTTGCTTCGCCAGTAGGAAAGCGTCAGACTGTTATATCTGTTCTAAATAATGCAAAAGATGATATTGCTCGTGCATCTACACCTGCTGAATTGTATGAAATTCGTAAAGACTTGAGGGCGGCTGCTCAAGGTTTGTTAGATAAATCTAGCACAGGTGGCCCAACTGCTGGCGCATATAAAGCCGCTAAAGAGCCACTCAATTCAGTTATTCGTTCAGTAGATGATGCTATTGAGGCGGGTGCTACTGGCTACAAAGACTACTTATCTAAGTATGCGGCTTCTAGTCGTGGTATTGAGCGTCTTGAGGCGGCACAACAGTTTAAGGGTAAGGTTCTATCAACTACTCCTGACCCATCAAGGGTTAACGATTACTTGATTTCTCAACCTGCATTTACTCGTGCTATTCGTGCTGCTGAAAAAGAAACAGACCTTTCGCCTACACAACTTGCAGTTTTAAAGCGTGTTGCTGAAGACTTAGATGGTGGTGTATTGCCAAGAGCAACAAAGCCAAGTGGTTCTGATACATTTAAAAACATGAGTACCGCTAACGTCATTGGTGGAATGATTGGTAAACAGATGTTTGGTGAAGTTCCTCCTGCTTTGCAAAAAATAGCTGCACCAATGAACTGGCTTTATAACGGCACAGATGACGCTATTCGTGAGTTATTGGTTAATGCAATGCTTGACCCTAAGTTGGCTGCTACATTGATGAAACAAGCATCTGTAATGACTGTAGAGCCTCTTAGCAAAGAGCTACAACGAAAAGCACTTCAATTAGGATATGGGGCTACGTTTGGACTAACTGAAAAACCATATCGTGTTGATTTAACTGGAATGGCTAACCCCTAAAGGAATAATATGCCTCGTACAAAAATCTCGGAATTTAGCGCAACTGCTGCTAGTAACACAGACATTGATTCTATTAACATTGCTGAAGGATGCGCTCCTAGTGGTATCAACGATGCTATTCGTGAGTTAATGAGCCAACTGAAGGACTTTCAGACAGGTGCTGTTGGCGACTCGTTTAACGGCCCTGTAGGTACATCTACGGCTGCGGCAGGTGCGTTCACTACTTTGTCAGCATCTGGTACGACTACATTGTCTGGTTTAACAGCATCTACTGCTTTAGCATTAGACGCAAGCAAGAATGTTGTTTCTGTGACCAACACAGGTACTGGTAATAATGTTTTGGCAACAAGTCCTACATTGGTAACTCCTGCACTTGGAACGCCAAGCGCATTGGTAGGCACAAACATTACTGGTACAGCTACTAGCTTTAACATCAATGGTACTGTTGGCGCTACAACTCCTACGACTGGTGCGTTTACGACTCTGAGTGCTTCTAGCACTTTGAGCGTTACTGGTGCAGGTTCTATCCAAGGTCTGACAGTAGGTAAAGGCACAAACGCTATTACTACAAATTCAATCTTTGGTGTTGCCGCAGGATTAGATATTTCTACTGGAAATCAAAATACAGGAATTGGATATACAGGTCTTCGTTATACAACCACAGGAAATGATAATTCTGCTGTTGGTTATAACGCAATGCAAAGTAACACTACTGGCTCAAACAATACCGCAGTTGGTTCACAAGCATTAGTATTAAATACCACAGCCTCTAACAATACCGCAGTAGGGTATCAAGCGTTAGACTCAAACACTACTGGTGCTACAAATACTTCGGTTGGAAGTCAGGCTCTTCAAGCCAACACTACCGCATCAAACAACACTGCTGTTGGTTATCAAGCGGCTTACGCAAATACCACGGGTACAAACAACGTGGCGATGGGCGTTCAAGCGGGGTATGGAACTACCACAGGCTCTTACAATGCCTCTTTTGGCACAGCGGCTTTGTCTAGCAACACCACAGGCGCAAACAACACCGCCATCGGCCAGCAAGCCCTGACGTTTAATTCCACCGCTTCTAACAACACTGCTGTAGGTTATCAGGCGGCATACAGCAATACTACTGGAAGTATTACAGCATTGGGACAAACTGCTGGATATGCAAACACAACTGGAGCTTTAAATACAGCAATCGGACAAGCGGCTTTATCCACAAATAGTACTGGTAATTACAACACTGCCGTTGGTTACACCGCACTGCAATATACAACTGGCAGTGGTAATACTGCTGTTGGTACTCAAGCCCTTAATACCAACACCACAGCATCTAACAATACTGCTGTAGGTTACCAAGCCGCATACACAAACACCACTGGTGCAAACAACGTTTCAGTAGGTCTTCAGGCTTTGTACAGCAACTCAACTGGTGCGGCAAATACTGCGGTTGGTTACTTTGCATTGAAAGCTAATACTACTGATGGCAATACCGCATTTGGATATTTAGCCGCTACTGCAACTACATCAGGCACAGCTAATGTGGCTGTTGGTCGAGAGGCGCTTGCTTCAAATACTACAGCCTCTAATAATACAGCCGTTGGTTATCAAGCTGGTTACTCAAATGTAACAGGTGGCGCACTTACAGTTTTTGGCGATAGGGCTGGTTACAATTCTACCGCTGGTAGTAATGCAGCTTTTGGTAATGTTGTTATGTTTGCTACAACTACTGGAACTGGTAATGCTGCTTTTGGCGGTGCTGTTTCTGGCGGTAGTGAAGCAACCATGCGTTTTAATACAACTGGTTCAAACAACACCGCTTTGGGTATCAGCGCATTAGCAAGCAACACCACAGCATCCAATAACACGGCTGTTGGTTATCAGGCTCTTTACTCCAACACAACTGCCGCAGACATGACAGCCGTTGGTTGGCAAGCTGGTTACTCTGCTACTGGTACAGGCTCAACATATCTTGGTTCTTATGCTGGCAATACAACAACAGGCGTGTACAACACATTTGTTGGTCATACAGCAGGATATTTGATTACATCAGGAACTAAAAACACCATCATTGGTCGCTACAACGGCAATACTGGTGGATTAGACATTCGCACATCAAGCAACTACATCGTGCTGTCTGATGGGGATGGGAATCCACGGGGTATTTTTGATGGCTCTGGTAACTTCTCGGTAGGGACTACAAGCAACCTCGGCAACGGTTCGCGCCTCTCCGTGCAAGTAGATGGTTCTTATGGTTCTGTAGGATTCGCAAGAAACACTGACAACACATATGCTGTTGCGATGGATTACTACAAGTCGCGTGGCTCTGCCGCATCTCCGACTGCTGTTCAAAATGGCGATGATTTATATCAATTGAGATCAGTTCCTTATCAAGGGTCTGCCTATACTTATCTCAACTCAATGGTTATTCAGATTGATGGTGCATATACTTCTGGTCAAAACCCGCCCACAAGAATTTCGTGGTACACGAATACAGCAAATGGTTCTGCTACAGAGCGTGCCCGCATAGATTCGAGCGGAAATTTACTTGTTGGTTCTACAAGTAACGCACCCGCTGGTACACAATCACAAATTGTTAATAAATGGAGTGGTGGTTCTAAATGGGGTGCTTCATTTGACCAAACAGTTAGTAGCGCAACTCAATACACACATATAAACTTCAGTACCAATGGAACAACTGTTGGTTACATCAATGCAAACAACTCTATAACAACCTACAACTCTGTTTCTGATTACAGACTAAAAACAGTTATTGGCGCTGTATCAGGCTCAGGAGAGCGTATTGATGCACTTGAGCCTATTGAATACGAGTGGAAAGTTGATGGGTCACGCACTCGTGGTTTCTTGGCTCACAAATTCCAAGAAGTCTATGCAGGAAGCGTTAGTGGTGATAAAGACGCTGTAGATGCTAATGGCAATCCTGTTTATCAAGCAATGCAAGCAAGCACATCTGAAGTTATTGCAGACCTTGTTGCTGAAATTCAATCACTCCGTAAACGCCTTGCAGACGCTGGCATCTAACTTAAAGGAAAATCATGTCTGAAATTACTACACCTACCGCAGAAGAAATTGCTCATCACTACAGCGCAGCAATGGACTCAGTAAACCTGATTAACGCAGGTCAACCAGAAGGCATGGAAGATGTTGACTGGGCTGATACTGTTGCTCGTAACAAAGAGCATTTAAAGATCATGCTTGCTAAAGACTTCTGGACAACACAAGATTTGTCTGCAATTCGTTCAGCATCAGTTTAAACAGGAAGCCATCACCTGATCTTGATGGCACACTAGGAGAAACTCATGGGCGAGAAAAAAACAAACCCTGTGACAATAGATGGAGTTGAGTATATTTTTGAGGATATGACGATTGAACAGCAGACCATGCTGAATCACGTTATTGACTTGGAGAGGAAACTTAACTCTGCTAAATTTAATGTTGACCAACTTCAGGTAGGTAGAGATGCTTTCTTTACCATGTTGAAGCAGTCTCTTGAAACAGTTACAGATGTAAAAGAGTAAATCATGGATGAAGTAACCCACAAGCAAATTTACGATAGGCTCGTTGCAGTCGAAAGTAAGGTAGATAGCATAGACAAGAACACTAAAGGGCTTGTAGAGGCGTTTGATGCGCTTCAAGGGGCTTTTAAAGTGCTTGGCTGGGTTGCTTCAGCCGCTAAACCTATTCTGTGGATTGGCGGGTTAATCATGGCGGCTGGTGCTGTTTGGCAGACATGGATTAAAAAGTAGGTCATGTGAAATGGCTTCTTTTATTATTTCTTTGTTTTGTTTTTTGGGTGAGTGCAAAAGCACCTTGCACAGTTTCCGACTTCTACGCTCTGAGTTGGCTGGGAAACCCATCGGAGAGGCATCAGAGATTGTCAGAATGGCTTACCACAAATGGTGATAACTGCTCATCTGAACAACTGGTAGGAATTTGGAATAACTTAGCTGCTTGGACAGGTACGGCAGATAGTCAAGAATTAAGGGGAAAAGTTCTTTACTACTACGCTCGTGCGGTTGAAAGGGAAAAGAAGTGATAACTCTCAACAAATGGTATCCAATGGTTCAACCAAACTATGACGCAAGAATGGTTGCGTTTGACAAGGCAATGGAAAAGAAACTAGAGCAATACAAAGAAGCCGTGGAATGTAAGAAACTAGCCATCAAGACGCAAGAATTAGAAGTTGAGCTTTACAACAAAAAAGCTAGTGAGAATACGATTTCGTTGGAAAATATCAACAATCACCGACGTTTTGCAATATTTGTATAAGGATTAAATATGTTTGGATTAGATGCACTTTTAAGCGTGGGCAACAAGCTCATTGACAAACTTATTCCTGACCCTGAACAAAAAGCCAAGGCTCAAATGGAGTTGGCTAAAATGGCTCAAGATGGTGAGTTGGCTAAGATGGCTAACGAAACCAAGCTATACGAGGTAGAGCAAGAAAACGTCACTAAGCGCGTTGAGGCAGATATGGCATCTGACTCTTGGTTATCCAAAAATATACGCCCTATGACCCTCCTATTCCTTTTGGCGGCCTATTCTGGCTTTGCTGTAGCTTCTATCTTTGAATATGAAACTCGTGGTGCTTACGTTGAGTTGTTAGGCCAATGGGGAATGTTGGTTATGTCGTTTTACTTTGGCGGTAGGACTATGGAAAAGATTGCAGACAGGGTGAAGAAATGAACTTAACTGAACACTTCACTTTAGAAGAACTAACGCATACTGACCACAGAGAATATGATAATACGCCAAATGATGCAGAACTGGAAAACCTCAAACGCCTCGCAGAATTCCTTGAGGATGTTAAAGAAGCCCTTGGTGGAAAGCCAATCATGGTTAACTCAGCTTTCAGGTCTAAGCAAGTCAATGATGCCGTGGGTTCTAAAGATAGCAGCCAGCATCGCATTGGTTGTGCTGTGGACATCCGAGTTCCTCAACTAACACCTAATGATGTGGTTAAGGCGGTAATCGCATCTGGCTTACCATACGATCAGATTATCCGAGAGTTTGACAGATGGACACACATCAGCATACCTAACAATGTTGATGGAAAACCACGAAAGCAAGCACTTATTATTGATAAGTCAGGCACTAGACCTTTTGTTTAATAAAGTTGACATAAACAAAGTCTAATGTCTCGCCTATGCCAAATATCCCCACAACAGAAGACGCACAATACTTTGCACAATGTGTAAAGAAGTGGCAAGAAGTCTTAAATCTTGGGGATTGGAGAATTGAAAAAGGGTTAAAACCTGCTAAACAAGCAATGGCCTCTGTCGAGTTTAACGAGGCCGCAAGACTTGCTGTTTACCGACTTGGTGACTTTGGTGCAGAGAAAATAACCCATCAATCCCTTGATTGCACAGCACTCCACGAGTTACTTCATGTGATGCTGCACGATCTTTTGACTGCGGCTCAAGACCCTAAATCTTCGCAAGATGATATAGACAAGCAAGAGCATAGAGTGATTAACTTACTTGAACGACTCTTAAAGGATTTTAATGGCCTCGCATAATCAAACTTGCACAGATGATGAGTTCATTGCTTTATGGGAACAACATCAGTCTGCTACAAAAGTAGCGAGAGCATTAGGTATCGCTACTCGTAATGCGTATAACAGAAGACGCAACATAGAACTTGAATACAACATCAAACTGTTTAGTGCTGACCCTAGAGGGTATATGCACGATACTAGGCAAGCATCTTACTCACCACTAAAGCAAATTGACCTTGGCATATTAGATGGGGTAGTAATATGCTTCTCGGATGCGCACTTCATTCCCTCTGAGCGTTCTACGGCATTTAAAGGGCTTCTATGGGCTATTGAGGCTCTTAAACCAGTAGCGGTGATAGCTAATGGTGACTCTTTCGATGGAGCGTCTATAAGCCGACATGACCCAACTGACCAACCAGCTACAACTGTTTTACAGGAATTAAAGGCTACTCAGGCTTCATTAGGTGAGATTGAGGAACGAGCCAAAGCTGAACGTCATAACGTGCGCCTAATTCATACTTGGGGCAATCACGATGCAAGGTTTGCAAATAGACTTGCTCAACACGCACCACAATATAAAGATGTACTTGGATTTAAGATAACTGACCACATCCCTGATTGGGAGTTCTGCTGGGGTTGCTGGCCTACATCTAAAGTGATTGTTAAGCACCGATATAAGGGGGGAATTCACGCCACCCATAACAATGCGCTTTCAAGCGGAGTTTCGATGGTGACAGGGCATTTGCACTCTTTGAAAGTTACGCCATACAATGACTATAATGGAATACGTTTCGGTATTGACACTGGAACATTAGCAGAGCCAGATGGCCCTCAGTTTACTTATGCTGAACTAAATCCATCTAACCACAGATCAGGATTTGCTGTGCTGACATTTTTTAATGGTGAACTATTGTGGCCTGAGCTAGTCCATTCGTTTAGTGAAGGACATATCCAGTTTCGTGGTGAAGTAATTGATGTGAGCGAATTTTAGTCCTCATAAGGACAATTAACACTTAAATCACATGAGTTCTTGGTTAATTATCCTTACAGGGGCAATTTATGCCTATATCGCTGCTGAACAACTCTATAGAGGAAATCCCTCTATGGCGGTTGTATATGGCGGGTATGCGTTCAGTAATGTGGGGCTTTACCTGTTAGCCAAGTAAGCCCCATCTATTTACTCTGCGACTTCTTCTTCTTCTGTATCTTCTTCAAGTTCGACTTCAACTTCGTCAATAGCTTCATAGTCAACATCCCAACCATTTTCTTCTTGGAATTCAATAAATTCCTGAATGATCTGTACTTTTTCAAAGTCATGTGAATGAACAGTAATCTTTTCTTCACCAATCCAGCCGATGTTAATTTCCAATGTGTACATAATTTTCTCCATACGCAACCGATTGTTGCAATCAAATGCTAGAGTAAATTTATGTCAGAAACAAGACTATTCTTTTTTGAAAACACCATTAGGAAGTAAAGTTCCTTTTCGGTTCTTGATCTGGTCATAGGCTATTTCCATGCACTCTACAAGGTCTAAATCTTGTATGGCACAGTAGTTAACCAAGCAGACCATTACATCTCCTACAGAGTCGATAATTGCATCTCTGTCATGCTTTATTGTTGCATCAGCTAACTCACCTATCTCTGATACTGCTTTGAGTAGTTGAGACTCAGGATTGCTGTACTGGATAATCTTACGAGCCTCTGCCCATTGGATAATTTTTATTTCGATAGCTGCGTATGACATTCCCATTCCCTTTCGTTTCTTCCTGAGTTTGATTTAACTGTGTTACCAGTTAGCTGGATTAGACCTAACGCTTTCATCTCACTAAGCCTCCTAGCGACTTGATTTCCATCTAGGTTAGTCAGACTAGCAATACCATCTTTACCGAGCGCACCATGCGTTCTAAGGCACTCTAGGATGACGTTGTAGTGGTCTTTCGCCACTTCTTTAATTAACTCTGCTGCTTCAAAAGAAGTTAGCGGGTCTGTAGTCCTAACTCTTGGGAAGTCAGGCATAACAAATATTCTTTTAAATGCTTCTTTGTAGTTCATGTTTATCCTTGATGTGGGGGACTAAGCCCCCTATTAAATTAAAATGGAATATCAGAATCGTCAAATTCTTCTTGCTTAGGCTTACTTGGCTTCTTGTTTAGAGAGGCATCAGCGTTCTTATTCTTGATAGACAGAGACATAAACTTCTGTCCATCTTTGCTGATCTTAATCCAAGCGGATAGCCAGTAGTCAATGCCCTCTACATTGATACTTCCTTTGTAGTCAGGGAACTTAGCATCGTCTTTTCTATCATTCTTAAAGAGCGAGCCTCGGTTATTGTTGTCGTATTCCATCATTCTTCCTTTGCTTTTTTAATTGCGCTACGCACCTTGCTTGGCATTAGTGTCCATAGTGCTACCTTTTGTTCAGAGTCTAATTTCTCGGACTCCAGCTTTACCCAAGCAGCCTTGGGGTTTCCCTGTTCGCAAGTAGCAATCAAATCAATTGCTAATTCCTCTAGGTATCGTAATTCCTCTACAGGAATAGTATCTTTTATACCCTGTGTAGGCGTGATGATAACTTGCTCTTTAAGTGGCGCAGATGAGTCCAGAGCATCGTGTTCAACGATCTCCATTGCTGTGACCCAGAGATAGCGTCTGGTGTATGTCTCGACTGCACCTAGGTTCTGGATAGGATGACAGCCCTTGAGGTTAGCTTCTGCCATTGGTGAAGTAATAACGATGTTAGTACCATCGTCTGTGTCTGTGATGGTCAGGCTTGCAATCTCGGTATCGTAGGACACTACACCGCAAAGACCGATATTATAAAAAATCTCTGTGATTGTTGGAATAAAGTCGCCTAACTCAAAATATGAGTAGCCAGCAAACTTATTGTGGCCTGACTTCTTTAGTGGTGCTTCTTGCAGACTTATTCGTGCTGCCATTAACTTCTTGTGGACTGACATTTCAATTTTCCTTTAAGTATTCTTCGATCATTGCTTCTTTATCTTCTTCGTACAAATCTGCGAAAGGTACAAAGTGGTTTTCTCCACAGCAACTAAAACTGCTACCTTGTGGCTCAGTACAGTAGCAACAGTAATTTCCTGATAGGTCTTGTATTGCTTCTTCTCTTGTGACTAGCTTAATCATCATCTTCTTCTGGATATTCTTCTTTATTATTTTTTTCTGCTTCAGTTTCAATTGCTACATGGGTTCTATCCCATTCACGCATTTTTGTAGTATTCAAAACCAAAACAAATTCTTCTGCTGCCGTCTTAGTTTGGTTTCTAAAGCCATCAGAATTTTCGTTTTCTAATTCGCCCATTGTTTTCATGGTCAACCCCTCCAAGCTAAAAGAACACCCCAACCACCAAAGATGATGATGGCTAACGTACACTCAACTACTGTTTGTATAATCTTACTTTTCATTTGCTTCTCCTTAAAAAGACCCTCACGTTTTGTTTGGGCTGACTGAAGTATAGCAAACTAAACAGACAGGTCAACAATTATTTACTAAGTATTTTCCCTAGTGTTGTATTTTGTTAACTAAGCTATACTGTCGGGATGGACAAACAAACTGTTATCACACTTGCTGGCTCACAGAGTGAGCTTGCCAGAATCTTTGGCATAACAAGGGCTGCCGTCAACCATTGGAAGACAATCCCTCCATTACGCATCTATCAACTAAAAGAATTAAGGCCAGACTGGTTCAATGACTCAACTACAAGTAATACAAGCACTACAAAACGGCTCACTCACATCGAGGGAGATAGCAGAGAAAACAGGGATGACCAAAGAGACAGTTCTGTCAACGGCAAAGAAGCTACGCTACCAAGGTAAATTGACCACAGAGCAAGTAAAAGTTGGGAATAAATGGTTAGCTAAATACACCTTAGCAGACTACATGATTGAAGCACCTAAAGAAGCTAAAGAAGAAAAGCCTTGGGACAAGAACAATCCTTTCGATTGGCGTAATGCAAAGGGAATCTTTACATCAGATGAATACAGAGTTATGAAGCAGCAAGCCACTAGGATTTACAAAGGCAATCCATACTTTACTGATGGAATAACGAGTAATCAAAGTATCTGATACAATGTTTTGAAACACGGCTAGGTGGGGGGTAGCTACCCCATCGAAAAGAGTTAACCCTTCTCCTGCCGCAGTTTCTTTCAAAGGGTGTTTAAAAAGCGGCTATGCACTACTATCAATTTCACATTGGTGACTACATGAGTCACACACGTCATCTTTCTCTTTTTGAGGATTTGGCATACAGGCGATTGCTTGATTTTTACTTTTTACATGAACAACCAATAAAGCACAGAGATGTTGCTCGGCAGATTGGTATGCGTGAGCATGAAGAAGATGTTTTAACAGTCCTCAATGAGTATTTTCTTTCTACGCCAGAAGGATTTGTTAATCCAAGGGCTGACAAGGAAATAAAGCAGTACAAAGAGTTCTCTGCGGCTGGAAAGCGTGGGGCGGCCAAGAGGTGGGGAACACCCCCTGATGGGGAGGCTATTAGCCCCCCTAATGCTACCCCAATAGCAACCAATAACCATAAACCATTAACCATAAACCAAGAACCAAATATATCTATATGTCCACCTAGCGGTGAACTTGAAGACGCAAAAATTCCAAAATGTGAACATCAGTCAGTCATTGATATGTATCACAAGTATCTACCAACTCTGAGAAAGGTAGAAGTATGGAATTCTGCTAGACAGGGATACTTGAGACAGAGATGGCGTGAGGTGGCTATCGAGTTGTCAAAAGAAAAAGACATTACTGCTGGCGACATTCTTACTTGGTTTGCAGACTTCTTCCAGCACATTGGAGCATCTAAGTTTTTGACAGGTAAGGTCAATAGCAAAGATGGTAGAGCATTTACTGCGGATTTAGAGTGGATTTTGAAGCCAAGCAATTTTGCAAAAATCGTTGAAGGAAAATATCATGGCACTAACTAATTTCAAGAATCAGCAAGTTGAGTCTAGTTTTGATAAAAATTTATGTTCTGCAGGTGGATGCAATAACTGGTGGACAGTAAAGATTGACAAACCTAAATGCTCATTCCATCAATGGGAAAGCGATGCAAAACCTAGAGCCGCTAAGTTGCCTGAATTAAAAGAAAAGACTGTGGCGCAATGGTATGACGACAGAGAGGTTTTTTAATGAACACGATTGAATTTGGAGATTGCAGAGAAACAATGCGTAAATGGACTAAACAAGGAGTTAAGGCACAAACTTGTGTAACTAGCCCTCCTTACTTTGGTTTGCGTGATTATGGACACGAAGGACAAATAGGTCACGAGGAAACACCAGAAGAATTTATTAAGCAATTGGTTGAAGTTTTCCGATGTGTCTGGGATGTGCTTGAGTATGATGGAACTTTGTGGGTAAACATGGGTGACAGTTATTGCAACACAAATGGTTTTGCTAGAGCTAGTCCAGAATATCAGCGTGAGGGAAGAAACAATATGCCAGCCAATGATAGAAAACTGGACAAGCTACACGCTACTGGACTAAAAACTAAAGACTTAATTGGTATTCCTTGGATGCTTGCATTTGCACTAAGAGCAGACGGATGGTATTTGCGTCAAGATATCATTTGGCATAAACCAAATCCAATGCCTGAATCAGTACAAGACCGATGCACAAAATCTCACGAATACATTTTTTTGTTAAGCAAATCTCACAAGTATTATTTTGACCATGTAGCTATTAAAGAGCCAGTTAAAGAAGATTGGGGCACTAGAGATAGAACAAATGGTAAATATCACAATGAAGGAACAGGCTTGCAACCCCACTCTGGGTTAGAAAAATCTTATGAAATGGCAAATAAACGAAGTGTTTGGACTGTAAATACAAAGCCTTATAAAGGAGCGCACTTTGCAACATTTCCTGAAGATTTGATTGAGCCTTGCATCCTTGCTGGAGCACCAATTGGAGGAATTGTTTTAGACCCATTTATGGGAAGCGGAACTACTGCACAAGTTGCTCAAAACCTTGGAAGACAATATCTTGGTTGCGAATTAAATCCTGAGTATGAAAAATTACAAAAGAAAAGAACAGCACAAACATCGTTGGATTTTGTATGAACGAATTTAACTGGAACACAAAAGAAAATGACACCAGAAGAATTGGAACACTTCAAGGACTGCGAAGCGAAAGAGTGGCTGAGACGCTACCAAGCCAAAAAATTGACGAATGGCTCAAAGAAAGCGTTAAGTTGGTGGCAGGGTGTGTTAGGGGACTTGGAACGAATCAGAGGCGTGTACGCTACTTTGGATTTGAGACAACGAATGAACAGGATTCAAAATGAGACGAGCCGCAAGAGTTGATGCAAACCAAGAGCAGATAGTCTCAGCCCTGAGAGCCGCTGGCGCATATGTCTGGATTATTGGCCTACCTGTTGATTTGCTGGTTGGCTACAAGAATCACACCTTTCTGGTTGAAATAAAAATAGACTCTAAAAAGCGTTTAACGAAGCTACAAGCAGATTTTTTCGAAAATTGGTCTGGTAGCACCTTGGCAAGAATAGATAGCCCAGAAGCGGCAATAAGAATGATCGGAGTAGTCAAGTGAAAGCACCCTACAAAGCCATCGAATACATCATTGAAAACGCACCAAAGTATGCTGAAGCTAAAGCGCAAAGAATCTATCTTGAGGAGTTTCGCAAAACAAAGAAGGCTCTCTTAATGAAGGAAGCGTTAGCCAAAGGGATAGATTCTGCCGTTGCCCAAGAGAGAGAAGCCTATGCGCATATCGAGTACGCTGATCTACTAAAGGGATTGATGGCTGCTGTTGAAAAAGAAGAAACCTTAAAGTGGATGCTCATTGCGGCTCAGATGAAGGCTGACATTTGGAGATCAGAGCAAGCAAGTGAGCGAGTTGGCGTAAAAACTACGGAGTAGGTATAAACACCTAGTAAATACTTTGTTTAGTTTGCTATACTTACGTCAGCCCAAGCAATTCGCAAGGGTACTTTTAAGGGAAAAATTATGAGCACATGGGAATTTGATACGACAACAGGCCAAGGTAGCGAAGTTGTTAAAGTTGTTTACGACTACGAGTCTGACGAAGATGGAACTTACAACGAGTCAATCATTGAAGTCTGGTTTGAAGGCAGAGATGTTGTAGGTTTGTTTTCTGACGAGCAGATGAAGGAATTAGAGATTGAGGCGGCTATGCGTTTTAGAGAGCATAAGCAGAACTACAAATATACAGAAGAATACGTAGAATGATACTTAATTGCAAACCATCTCATCCAGATGCAAAGTGTGCAAACTGCAAAAGGCCATTGTCTAAGCATAAAACGACAGTTCATGTCATTAACAGCAAAGACAAGGCTTGCATCTATGTACCTATCTCATTACAGGTGAAGACATGACTGATTGGACTCAAGAGGAAGACGAAGCCTTTAACCAAGTGGAAAGGCAAAGCAATCTTGGTAAGCAGATTCTTAAAGCTCAAGGTCAGCCATACCATTGGACATCAGAGGCTACAAAGGCGGCTGTCCAGATTGAACGTGAGGAATGTGCAAGGATTGCTGAAAAACAACTTAATTGGAATACTGCCGTTGCTATTCGAGCAAGAAATGAACAATAAACCCAATGCTCGTGAGCGTCTGCATCTTGCAAGGATTAAAGAATTGCCTTGTGGGGTCTGTGGACAGTCTGGGCCATCAGATGCTCACCATATTGAACAACACAAGCAATATCTTTGTATTCCGCTATGCAAGGACTGCCATCAAGGTTCATTTAATGGTATTCATGGGCAAAAGCGTATTTGGTCAGTTATGAAGCATACAGAGATGACTGTTTTAAACGAAACGCTAGGAAAGTTGCTAAAATAGGTTAACTCAGTTGCCATTGAGTTTTTAGAGAGTCTTGTACTCTCTTTTTTTTTATGAGATAATGAATAAACTCCATGAGGACTGTTATGTCTGGTTTGCTCGCACCACAAGCTGAAATTACTATCGAGATTGCCAATCAAGAAGGCGAATCTATGATTTCCGCAGAAGAAAATGCTAAAACTCGTGAATTCCTGATGGAAAACTGGAATCTCGGCCCAGAAAAGACAGCCCAGCCAAACATGGACTACTGGCGCACTCTGTCAAAGGTATGGCGCATTGCTCCAGAACAAGCCAAGCGTAACTTATGCGCTAACTGCAAGTATTTCAACGATAGCCCTGATATGTTGGCTAAGATGGAATCCGTACCTGAAGACCAGTTTGATAAAGATGGTGGTGGTCGTGGCTGGTGTTCTAAGTGGGACTTTATCTGCCATAACCTTCGTACTTGCCGAGCATGGGAAAAAGGTGAGCAACCAGAAGTAGAGTCAGAAGACTACGAAAATGGTGACATGGAACAATCAACTGGAGAATTTAAATGAGTAAATTAGTTCGTGATGATAATGGTCAATTGACGCAGATTTATGAACTTGGAACAACCCAAGTATTGACTGTTACTGCTTCTAGTGTTCAGTCTAATGCCGTTGATGCTGGTTGTACAATCGTTCGCTTGGCTACAGGTAGCGGATCGCATTGTCACTTTCAGATTGGCTCAAACCCAACAGCTTCATTGACAACAAGCCCAATGATGCCTCCTAATTCTGTTGGTTATTTTAAAGTTAATGGCGGTGATAAAGTAGCAGTTATCCGTGGCGGTACTGCTGTTGATATTTCTATTTCACAGGTGGTCTAATGAAAACTCCAAAGATGAACAAAGTTGGCAAGGCTAAGATGGCTACTGTCATGCATGAGTTTGGCAAGGGTGAACTGCACTCTGGCAAAGGCGGCAAGGTTGTTAAGAATCCTAAACAAGCAGTTGCAATAGCAATTTCGGAAGCTGCTAAGAAAATGGGTCGCTACAAAGGTAAATAAATCCTTGGCTAGTGGTGTAAACTAGCCTTTTAACTTCACCAACCCGAAAGGGAGTGATAAAACATGACACAAAATCGTAAATTAGAATGGCGTTCAGTATCTACATTGATTCCTTACGCTAGGAACTCACGCACACATTCTGATGAACAAATTGCCCAGATAGCGGCAAGCATTAAAGAGTTTGGGTGGACTAACCCGATTCTTATTGATGGCGACAACGGCATCATTGCAGGTCATGGCAGACTTTCTGCTGCCCGTAAGCTAGGACATGAGGAAGTTCCAGTTATTGAGCTAAAAGACCTAACCGAAACCCAACGTAAGGCTTACATCATTGCCGACAACCGCCTAGCGTTAAACGCAGGGTGGGACAATGAAATGCTGACCATTGAGTTAAACGACTTGATTACTGATGGGTTTGCTTTAGACATATTAGGGTTTGACCCTAAAGAGCTAAACGCATTGCTTGAGCCAGAAGTTGTTGTTGGTTTAACTGACGAAGATGATGCGCCAGCCTTACCTGAAGAACCAAAGACTAAGCTGGGCGACATTTATCAACTTGGAAAGCATCGTTTAATGTGTGGAGACTCTTGCAGTGTTCACGACATGGAAAAACTATGCAATGGTCAATTGGTTGATATGTGGTTAACAGATCCACCTTATAACGTGGCTTATGAGGGAAAAACAAAAGACGCATTAAAAATCCAAAATGACAGCATGGAAGATGACCAATTCCGACAATTCTTGCGAGATGCTTATGTAACTGCCGACTTGGTAATGAAGCAAGGTGCTGTTTTCTATATTTGGCATGCTGATTCAGAAGGTTACAACTTTCGAGGTGCTGCACAGGATGCTGGATGGAAAGTGCGTCAATGTTTGATTTGGAAAAAGTCTAGTATGGTTATGGGTAGACAAGACTATCATTGGAAGCATGAACCATGCCTATATGGATGGAAAGAAGGTGCTGGACACCTTTGGGCGACAGACAGAAAACAAACAACCATTTTGGAGTTTGAGAAGCCATCTCGCAATAAAGAACATCCAACAATGAAGCCTGTTGCCCTATTTGAATACCAAATGCTTAACAATACAAAGGGTGGCGACATAGTATTAGATTCATTTGGTGGTAGCGGCACAACATTAATGGCGGCAGAAAAGCATGGTCGGCATGGGTACTTAATGGAGTTAGACCCAAAGTATTGCGATGTGATTGTAAATCGATGGGAAGATTTTACAGGCAAGAAAGCCGTGTTAGTGAACGCTAACGAAGAACTTTCGGAGATATAAATGCAACAGGGCAAAAAATACACTCCTACTGATGAGAATAAGAAGCTAGTAAAGACACTAGCGGCTGTTGGCATTACTTTTGAAGACATAGCTACTAAGCTAGAGATTAGCTCTGACACGCTAGTGAAGTATTACAAGAAAGAACTGGACGATGGGCGCATTGATGCTAACGCCAGTATTGGTCAGACCTTGTTTCAACAGGCAAAGAATGGCAATACTGCTGCGGCTATTTTCTGGCTAAAGACTAGGGCTAGATGGAAAGAAACCCATGCTGTTGAACATAGTGGCCCTGAAGGTTCTGAACTGGTTATTAAATGGCAGAACTAATTATTCCCTACAAGCCAAGGGAACACCAACTAAAGATTCATGAGTTATTGGAAGGCAAACGCTTTGCAGTAGTGGTTGCTCACAGACGATTTGGAAAGACTGTTGCGGCTTTAAATCATTTAATTCGTGAGTCTGTGCTAAACCAAAGGGAAGCCCCTAGATACGCTTACATTGCCCCAACATACGGACAAGCAAAGCGAGTGGCATGGGACTACCTTGTTAAGTATGCAGAGCCTCTAGGCGGCACGACAAATATTTCAGAACTAAGGGTAGACTTCTGGGGTAGGCGCATCCAGTTATACGGCTCAGACAATCCTGATTCCTTACGAGGCCAATACTTTGATGGAGTAATCCTAGACGAAATTGGCGACCAAAATCCTAAGATTTGGACTGATATATGCAGACCCGCTTTAGCTGATCGTAAGGGCTGGTGTTTATTTATCGGCACACCTAAAGGACACAACCACTTCAAGGAACTGCGAGACAGAGCAGAGAAGGAAGATGGCTGGGGATTGCTAGAGTTCAAAGCATCAGAAACTGGCGTGGTGGATGATGTAGAGCTAAAGCAAGCCAAGAACGAGATGGGTGAAGATAAGTACCGCCAAGAGTTTGAGTGTTCTTTTGATGCGGCAGTAGAGGGTTCATACTATGGACAAATCCTGAATGAGCTAGAAGACAAGAAGCATATGCAGGAGATTCCCTGGGATGACATAAGCAGGACATTTACTGCTTGGGACTTGGGAATGGGTGACTCTACAAGTATCTGGGTGGCTCAGTTAGTGGGTTCAGAGATTAGATTGATTGACTACTACGAGAATCATGGCGTAGGCTTAGACCATTATGTGAAGTGGATTAAGGATAATGATTATCTTAAAGCAGAGCATATCCTGCCGCATGATGTAAGGGTCAGAGAGCTAGGAACTGGTAAGAGCAGACTTGAGATGCTTGAGGAGGCAGGATTAGAGGTCAAGATAGCCCCTAGAATGGGTTTAGACGATGGTATTCAGGCGGTAAGGCGTATCCTACCTAGATGCTGGTTTAACGTGCCTAAAGTCCAGATAGGATTAAACTGCCTGAGAAACTACCGCAGAGATTACGATGAGAAGCGTAAGATATTCTATGAAAGACCACTTCACGATTGGTCAAGTCATGGAAGTGACAGTTTTCGCTACTTAGCCCTTGGATTGGATGAAGGTCAATCAACGTGGTCTAAGCCTATTAACTCAGCACCGAAATGGATTGTGTAATGTATGTAGAACGACAAGGGACTAATTTAGCCCCAAAAGTAAAAGAACTTGAAAACCGCATTGAACTATTGGAAAATGTGGTAAAAGAGTTACAATTACCGACAAGACCGAAACTTGGTCGCCCTCCAAAGGATGCACATGGAAACGAACGACTTGAAGTCGGTACTACAAGCTGAGATTGACGATTCAATCGGATTTATTGAGAGCGAGACTGTTCAGCAGCGCAAGCAAGCGTTAGAAGCCTATTTGCGTCAGCCCTATGGTAATGAAGTCGATGGTAAGTCTCAGATCGTAACTGGTGAGGTAGCAGAGGCCATTGATGGTGCACTACCGAGCTTAGTGCGTATTTTCACAGGCTCAGATAATATCGTAGTATTTGAGCCGCAAGGCCCAAGGGATGAAGCGTCTGCTAAACAAGCTACTGACTACTGTAATTGGGTGTTCTCAAGGGATAACGAAGGCGTAGCTATCCTGCACGATTGGTTTAAAGATGCCTTGCTACAGAAGAACGGCATTGTTAAGGCGTATTGGGAAGATAAAGAAGACATAACCAAAGAGCGTTACTATGACTTGTCTAGCGATGAGTTAGCTATGCTTATGAGCGATGAGAGCATGGAAATTGTCGAGCAAGATACGACTGAGTTTCCAATATTTGACCCTAATGGTCAGCCAGTAGTTGACCCAATGGGTATGCCAGTTATGGGTGCTACTCATAACATCGTAGTTCAAAAGAAGAAAAATTCAGGTAAGGTTACGATTGAGAACGTGCCTCCAGAGGAGTTCTTGATTAGCAAGAAGGCTAGAACTATTGCTGATTCTCCTTTCATTGCTCACAGACAGATGTTAACTCGTAGCACTTTGATGGCTATGGGCTTTAACAAGAAGCAAGTAGAAGGCTTGCAGATGGGCGATGCTTTGGCTTATACACCAGAGCGTGTGGCTCGTTTCTCAGCAGGTGAGCAGCCATACCAAGTTCAGACTGATGACCCATCAATGCAAGAGATTGAGGTATTTGAGTGCTATGTCAAAACTGATATAGATGGAAAAGGAATTGCATCACTCGTTCAGGTGTTTTACGCATCAAACGAGATTCTTCAGGATGCTAAGGGTAAGGAAATGGTTGAGGAAGTGGACTATGTTCCTTTCCACTCTATTTGTCCTATACCAATTCCGCATAAGTTCTTTGGTAACTCTTTGGCTGACAGAACGACAGACATTCAGTTAATCAAGACTACAATTACTCGCCAGATGCTGGATAACTTGTATCTGACAAACAATGCTCGTGTTGTTGCCGTTGAAGGACAAGTAAACCTTGATGACTTGCTTACATCTACTGCTGGTGGTGTTATTCGTGCTAAATCTCAGGGAGCTGTTACGCAACTGAATGTTCAGAATGTGGCTGCACAGGCTTTCCCAATGCTTCAGTATCTGGATACAGTCCAGTCTAAGCGTACTGGTGTATCTGATGCTTCACAGGGCTTAGACCCATCTATCTTGCAGAACGTAACTGCTGCTGCCGTGGCCTCGATGCAACAAGCTGGCGCAGGTAAGATTGAACTAATTGCTCGTATCTTTGCTGAGACAGGCGTTAAGTCTCTGTTTAAAGGCATCTTGCATCTCCTATGCAAATACCAAGACAAGCCTCGTTTGGTGCGTATGCGTGGAGAGTTTGTAGAGTTTGACCCTAGAACATGGGCTAACCAATACGATGTAGCTATCAACGTAGGATTGGGTGCAGGAAATCGTCAAGAGCAGATGGCTATGCTGTCTATGGTTCTTGCTAAACAAGAGCAGTTAATCGGTCAGTATGGCCCTGCTAATCCTTATGTGTCACCTGCTCAGTATCGCTCTACTTTAGGGAGAATGGTTGAGTTGGCAGGGTTTAAAGATAGTGCTGAGTTCTACAAAGCGATTACACCAGAGCAAGATCAAGCCTTGTCTAATCCTCCTCCACAACAACAACAGATGCCTCCAGAAGTTCAGGCATTGATGGCTAAGGTGCAGGCTGAGATTCAGGCTAA